GATAGCCTTCGAGCTTGCGTTCCCATTCCCTCTGAACAGCCTGCTGCTCAGATCTCGCGGAAACCTCACGATCGTCGTGCTGGCGCTTCTTGTCGTACCAGTTGGCAAGTTCCTTCTCGTATCGGTCAGTGTCGTAGTCAGCCTTTTCAAGAGTTGGCTTCGGCCCAAGGGGCGCGACCCCCGGTGCTTGCGTTTCTAAACGGGCCAGCTTCTGCTCTAAATCTTTGGCTCGACGCTTTTCCTCACGATAGTTTTTGCGAAGATCGCGGACCCATTCAGGTGCGCGCACTTCCTCATCATCTTCTGGGGCTGGCGGTTCCCCTGCGATCGAGATGACAACGCCGTCAGAACCTTCTTCGTCTTCGGTATCGTCGGCTTCCACCGATTCAACCTCATCCGCCACCGGTTCCATTTCGAAGTCGTCTTCGATCTTTTCTACCAATTCAGTCATACGACCCTCATGCGATTCTCACCCATTAGATTGTGCGGCTGGGTGGTTGCCGCATTCCGGTGGCGACGGTCTCTTGCAGAGCCTTCGCCGTGTTCACAACATTGGTGCGCTCTTTCTGCTGGATGCCAGCAAGCGTCTCCACTGTCTTGGCCCGGGTCTCTTCAGCCCGTGCCAGGGTGTATTCTGTGTTGGCCTGCGCCTGGCCTGCCTTGGCCTGCGCTTCCATCGCCGCGGCCTGCAGATACTGCGCCTGCGGATCCGGTTGCTGTGCCGCCTGCATCTCGGCCATCAGCTTCTCGGCTTCCTGCTCGGTGGGTTCAACAACGCCCATGCGGATCAGGCGCTTGCGGAAGAACCCGCGCACCTCGGCGATGCCCTCGCCCTCCATGTTCATCATGGCCATCGACGTGAGAACCTGCTGCGTCTCCGGGTCCGGTGCCAACTGGATCATGCCGATCAGCGCACGCACGGTGGCCTGGCGCTTGCTGGATGAGGACGGCCCAACCTCGACGGTCACGTCGAACTTGGCACGGCTCAAATCGTTCTGATATTCGACCTGCCCGGTCTCCACGTTCAGGATCGGCTTGCCCATCTCGACAGTTGCAAGCTCACCACCGGACCCGATCGATTTCATCTTCCGGCCAGGCTCGACCAAAACATCGCGCGCCATCGACAGCCAGATCTCGCCAGACCGCTTGATGGCCTTGGCCATGTTGGACATGTAGATGAAGGTCTGCATGTCCAGGCGCTGCTGGATCAGTTCCACAGCCTTGCCGCTGATGTTGGACACGATTTCCTCGCCAGCTTCCTGACGGCCAAGCAGATCGTTGATGTCCTGCTCGGTGATCTGCAGCAACCCAGCCAGGGCAGGCGGGATCTGCGGCGGCTTGGTGTAGCCCACCGGGCCAGACAGCGCCTCCTGCCCGTTGGCATCCGTAATCGTGTTCAGCAGCAAATACGGATAGTTCCGCAGGTTGTCTTCGGACCACATGATCTCATGGCCGGCGACCTGCTCGGGCGTGAAGATCGGCTTCTCCACAGTCGAAAGCGCGCTGATCTCACCCAGCTTGGATAGCTGCATGTTCTTCAGCCGCTGGGCATCCTTGGCCAAGCGCACATGGCCCATGCAACGCTCGATGTTGTCCACGAACCACCGCTTGCCATACACCGGCACGACCGGGATCTGGTCGCCAGCGATGTACCCGCTGTCTTCCAGCACCTTGCCGCCGCTCATGATGTACTTGTGAACCTTGCGGCGCTTTACCCTGCGCTGGCGGACCTCCTTGGTCCCGACAGCGTCAAGCATCACCTCAAGCTCTTCGTCTTCTTCGAAGTCACGTTCGGTGTATCGCTCTTCCTCGCCGTCGATCGTCTGGAAGATCCGAATGACCTCGGACGCCTCTTCGACCCGGTAAACCTCGGCGACATAGACCACGTCAGGCGTGGCCCAGTCGAACATGCGCTGCTCGATGCCCTTCGGCCAGGTGGTCGGATCATCGCCCCAGACTTCGCGGTATGCGTCCCGCGTCATCGCCGTCAGCACAAAGCACATGCGCGCATCAGACTTGTCCTGGCGCTTGGCGTCCAGATCAAAGAACACCGTGCTGTCGCCGTCATAGATCGGCTCGATGCGGATGCGTTGTTTGTCGTTCTCGTCGTCGTATTCGTCTTCGTAAACGGTGCGCAGGCGGAAAGCGCCAAAGCCACCGCCGACAGCCTCCTCGAACGCATTGTCGTATGCCTCGTCGGCACCACTGTCTTCCTCGTCAGACCGGAACAGGCCATCGCACACGTCGGCAAGCTGGTCTTCCGAGTCGCCGTCCTTGCTGACGAAATCAACCGTGATGCGGTTGTTGCGGTATTCGTTGATAATCCGCATGACCGACAAGTGGATCTTGTTGACCTCGAACTTCGGCTTGTTCTGGTATTGCTCGGACAGGTTGCCTTCCCATTGCGCGCCGGCAATGGAATAGAACCTGCGATCTTCCAGGCACTGCAGACGCTCGTCACGCATCACGCTTTGGATGCTGTCGAACTCGGACAGGGATTCCGCGTGAACGTCTGCCAGACGCTGTTCTTTGGTCATGCGAGCCAAGATGCGAGCCTTTCGCGGAGTATTTGCGCTTCAGTATAGATCACATGCATATCAGAATCAATCACCGCGCCATTGGCATCAGGACCGGCACCGGATTGGCCTTCGGCTTTGCCTGCGTCGAGGCGCGCCTGGCACCCTCGCAGGCGTAGCGGAGCGCATCGATGCAGTTCGAAACCAGAACGCCCCCAGCGACAAACTCGTGATGGTTTTCAACCGTCAGGTCGTAAACTCTCTCGCATCGTCCTGCCGCGCGCACTGTTACCACACGACCGGGAACAAGTGCGGGACTTGCTGTATTTGTTGACAAGGAATGCGCTTCCGCAGATTTCGCACGCGCGTGTTTCGTCATCCAACCCAGATTTTCTCCGCCATGCAGACTTGCACTTTCCTGAGCAGAACCTGTCTTGGTTGCCGATCTTTCGTGGCGTGAAAGAAGCGCCGCAATGCCCGCATGGCTTTGGCTCTGGGGTAAACGCAGCATAAGCAAGTGCGCCGATCTCTCGATGCTTTGCGCGGCCTTCATCAGAAGCGTGCCAAGGTTTTGTTGCGTCCCTGATTTTGTCGAGATGCTCAACCTGCCGCCGCTTGCGCTCATCATCCCAAACGTGTCGCTCGGCGTGTTGCTTTGGCGAAACGCACTCAAGATTTGAGATGTCATTGTTTGCCGGGTTTCCATCGATGTGGTGAATGTGCCAACCATCCGGTATTGGCCCGCGTTCATGCTCCCAAACATCACGGTGCAGCCAGCTTGTGCCGCCTCTTTTGCTGCGCTGAAAATACGTCCTGCTTGCCGCGTGCTTGCTTTCAGGATACCGGCGATACCGCGTTCCGTTCCACTCAATGATTTCGACCATGATGATGTCTCCAATGTCAGGACTTCATCATCGTACCGCAAAGCATCGGCTCGGACAAACCCTTTCACTGTCCATATTTCATGGTCTGGGGTACAGCGCACAACGCCGTTCGTGGTTTCGACAATAAGCGTTTCGCGATCAACGTCGGTAACATCAGCGAACAAAACGCGCTGGTAACCACCGCGCGTCAAAACCCTGTCTGATGTCGTGACATGCTCAATCGGAACAAGGCCCCGCTCGCACGCAACAAGCTCACCCTCAGCGATGCAGTGATTATGCTTGTCTGCCAAGATAGGCAAAACCTTCCCGGTATCTGGATCTGTCTTGTAACTATATAAAGTCATCTCATCGACAAGATGCTTGCATCTCGGGTGAACCACGATGTCGAAGCTCTTCAGCCACTCGACGCCTTCCTCCACAGACTTCGGCCCCTTGACCGCCGCAAGGATCTTCGGGAACCCGTTCTTGCGCATATGGCTGATCGTTTCCGGCCTGGCACTGTCCGCCACCATCGGCCAGCGTTCGGAGTCCGGCACGCTCATAAACAGCGCAGGCGTGTCAACGATCTCGCAGCCCACCCGGTAAGCCTCGTGATCAATGTAGAGCTTGCGGCCGATGATGTGGCAGCGCACCAAGACAGTCGGATCCGATGCAAAGCCCCAGTCCGCGCCGAAGCGATGGATGGCATCGGCAGGCGCCTCGAAGTCTTCGATCGTCCAGTTTTTGAATACGCGCGTTTCGCTATTGCGGACATACTCGCCCTTCCAGACGTGCAGGTATTTGTCAGGGTCACGGCGCTTGTCGTATTCCATTTCCTGGCGCAGCACGTCAGGGAACCAGGGGTTTTCCGTATAGTTCACCTCCACCACGATGCTGTCAGTCGGTGCGCCTGGCCCACGCAGCAGGCCCTCGATCGGGTCCGTGTCGAACCGCGGGTTCCACGAAAACAGCATCTGCGACCCAGGCTTGCGGATCGTCGGCCGCAGCAGATCCAGGGAGAATTGACTGATTGATTGGGCCTCTTCGACCCAAGCGATATCAAAGCCTTCCAAGGACTTGATACTGTCGGCGGTGTGATTCTGCATACCGGCGAAGATGATCACGCCACCGTGCGGGCATTTGATCTCGGTCTGCTGGATCTCGAACAAGTGGCCGATGCCGAACTCTTCGATCTTGTTCTCGATCAGCTTCTTGACGGACTGCTTGAGAGACTTCTGCACCTCGCGCACGCAGACGACATTCGTCTTCTGCATCACGCAACGCTCGATGATCCACTCGGCGAAGAACCAGCTTTTGCCGGATCCCCGACCGCCGAATGCCCCGATGTAGCGTGCGTCTTCCCGGTCAAGGATCGGCTTGGCCCAGCGCGGGGTGTTGATGGTGAGGTTCATTGTGATCCGTTTACCAGTTTGTCCCACTGGCTGGGCGGCAAGTTGTCGGCAAGAGCTTGCTCCACCTCAACCGCCGATACGCCCAGCATGGCAGCAGCGCCCGCGATGCCGTATTTGCGCACGATGCTGATCAGGTTCTCGTCGAAGATGACGAAGTTGCGCGTTCCCGCATTTGCTCCGCGCGATCCGGCGTCGAAGAAGCGAATGCCGGGGATGCCCTTTTCACGCAGAGCCGCAGAAACCTGCGCGGGGTCGGCGCGATCCATGCGGGCAACGTCGCCGCCATGCAGGGGGTTCTTGTATGCACGTGCAAGTTTTCCGCCCGCAGTCTCTTCGCCAATGCCCAGAATGTCTCTGACGAACTGCGGCTGCTCATTTAGCGGCTTATCCCAATCAATGAATTTTTCGGGGTCGGCGTTGATGTTGACTTCGTACACGGAGCCTTTGCTGTAGGCTTCATCTGAAACGTCCCAAAAATCGCCAAAATCCAAGAAAGTTGAGCCGTCAGCAAAGCGATAGATCGTTTCACCATCTTCGCCCTGCTCGCTTCCAACAGCAAGCCGTTTTGCATAGTCCCCAATGTTGCGGTCGCCGCGCCGCCAAGTGCTGCCATCCGACCCAAAGGCATTTGAAAGCCTACTGGCGATACTGCCATCCTTGGCCGTGTTTCCCCCCGCAATCCTACCGGCACCACTAAGAGCGTCCCGATACCCGCGCGCCACACCCTCGTTCTCCGCGAAATACAGCCCATGCCCATAAGCCTGCGCGCCCTCGCCCGTGCCGATCTTGTCCATTCGCTGACGCCCAAGCGGAAAGTCTTGCAACACCTCGGCACCGGCAGGGACATCAGGCAAAACATCAGGCGCGCCGACGATGTATTCTGTGCGCCCGTCTGGATAGCGCACAAGGCGTTCCGCAGCGAAGTTGTGCGGGCTGCCTTGGTAGAGGGTGAAGCTCGGGCTGGGCGCTGGCGCGCCCTCATCCATCGCCCGGGCCACATCATCAAACGTGACCGGCGGCCGTCCCATAGCACCACTGCGCAGCGCTCCAGCAGGCGCACGCAGAGGCGCAGCGCCGACCTGAGACATGCCAGCCGTCGCCAGCACGTCACCCAGGCTCACAGGCTCGCCAGACAGCGCCCTGCCCGGTGCGGTGAAGCCCTGCACGATGCCGCTGACGATGCCCTCTCCAATGCCCTTAGCTGCGTCGATAGCGCCCTGCACCGAAAGGTTCTCGTATGCCCGTGATGCCAAGCCGCCGAGGTTCTCAAACCTCTGGCCCATTGTCGGCCCTGGCATCTCGGTGCGCTCGGGCATGGTGTATCGCTCGCCCGTCACCGTCCGGTAAACCGTGCGGCCCAGTTCGTCCTGCCCGACAGGCGCGTCCTTGCCGGGTCGTGCGGTCATGGGAAGATCAAAGACACTCATGCTCAGCCCTTCGGATCAACTATGATGCGCTCAACCCGCTGCACAATCGCGCCGCCGTCTGGGCCGCTGTGTTCGCTCTTCACCGTGTCGTTCCACTCGGCGCGGAAACGGTTTTTCATATTGAATATCCATGCCGTGGCGTTGAAGCCATCGATCTCGCCTCTCACGCCCTTCAGGCCAAGACGCTCCCACTCAAATTTTTGTAAGCGCAAAGCCTCTTCCACCTTTTTGGCGGGGAAGTCTTCGGGGAAGTCTGCCATGTATCGCTCGACTGTGTCCCAGTCGGCGAGAGGAAAGCTTGCCTTTGAGAAGCCTTCAGCCAGGTGAGCGCAGACAGCCTCGCATGCGGCCTTGCGATCTTCTGGCGTCTTCCATTTGACGTTGAAGTTGTTGCCTTTAGGCGCCGGCATATGTTCTTCCTCATCTCGACCATCCGGCCGGTGGATTTCGCGTCCATGTTAGTCGAAATCGATCACGTCGTCTATCTCATGCTTCACCTTGCGCACCTCTGTCACCTCGGCGCCCGGGAAGGCCAGCTTGACGGCGTCCACCAGGCCGTTGCGTCTTTCGTGCAGGGCGACCGCCACCTCGCGCATGTTGAAGATCACCAGACCGGGCCGCTTGTCGTAGGCTGCGGGCCAATGACGGCCATCCTCGATGATTCCGTATGTGATGCCCTCATATTGATATTCCCATATCATCGGGTCTGATATTGGCTGCCCGCTTTTAACGGCCTCGTCATCCATTGCTTTTAGGCCGCGCAGGCAGACATCAACCCATGCTTTGGTTTTATCGGGGTCGTCGTTTTGAATTGATTCATTCAAGCCTGCCATTGCGCGGGCCCACTTGTCCGCGCTTTCGGGCGAGACGATCTCCATCAGGCGATCG